TAATTAATGTTGCCATATCTCCTCTCCTTAGTGATCAATTTGTGCTTTCTGTACTTTACCAGAATAGTCAACCATGCAAGATTTCCATTCTGTGCAATTCTCAATCATAGAGCTTCCTGCATCTCTATGTCCATTACCAGTTCCTTTAATACCACCAAAGGGTAACTGAATCTCTGCACCGATAGTTGATGCATTGATATAACATAATCCTGTTTCAATCTCATTCAATGCTGTAAATGCAAAGTTCACATCACTGGTATAGACAGCTGCACTCAAACCATAACAAGTATTATTAAGCATCCAGATTGCTTCATTCGTATTGGTGAATGTAGTTACTGCAACAACTGGCCCAAAGATTTCTTCCTGCATCAATGTATCATTAATGTCTACATTGTCAAAAATAGTGGGTTCATAAAACCATCCATTAACATCTTCATTAGGACTTTTAATCTCATATCCACCGACAAGAGGATGTAAACCACTTTCTTTTGCATCTTCTACATAACCACTAACTTTTCTCAATGCCTTCTCATTAATTAATGGGCCAACATCTGTCTTATCAATATTACCATCACCAAGACTTAGAGATTTAGTTTTTGCAACTAATTTCTCTATGAACTCCTCATGGACATCTTCATGTACTATCACCCGACTACACGCTGTACACCGTTGACCAGTAGTACCGAACGCTCCCCATACTACCCCGTCAACGGCAAGGTCGAGGTCTGCATCATTCATAACAACGATTCCGTTTTTACCACCCATTTCTAACGAATATGGCTTCATTTGTTCAGCACAAGTTGTAGCTACAATCTTACCTGTAGCAGTAGAACCTGTAAACGAAATCATTTTAACTTTGTCGTTAATAAGTAATGGAGCTCCAGCAGTTGTACCATAACCAGTTACAACATTAAACACTCCCGGCGGTAATCCTGCTTCGTGAAAAACTTCTGCAAGTTTAATAACACTCCAAGGCGTATCCTCTGCTGGTTTAATAACCATAGTGTTTCCTGCTACTAATGCTGGAAATGCTTTCCAAGATGGGATTGCTATTGGAAAATTCCATGGCGTAATTGCACCAATAACACCAATCGGTTCTTTTCGTGACATACACCACTTGTTATTGAGTTCGGATGGAACAACTTCACCGGCCATACGTCTACCCTCACCGGCTGCATAATATGCCATGTCAATTGCTTCTTGAACATCACCCCTAGTTTCTGCAATACACTTACCCATCTCTTGAGTCATTTGTTTTGCAATACATTCTTTATCACGTTCAAGTATAGCTGCTGCTTTGAAAAGAATCTCACCACGTTTAGGTGCTGGTGTATTTTTCCACATCTTGAAAGCATCATGTGCATACTCTACTGCTCTATCAACATCAATAGGTGCAGAGTTTTGAAACTCTGCAATAACTTTATCAGTATGTGCTGGATCAATGTTGGTGAATGTCTGTCTAGTAGCACATTCCATCCAAGCACCACCTACATAATTCTTATATATCGTAGTAGCCATATCATCACTCCTTATAATAACAACCAGCCCAATAGTCACATTGGGTAAAATCCAACTTAGATGAAGCAACTTCTGCTTCTACATTGTCCGTAATCTTAAAACGCTTTGAAGGTTGCTCACCAACGCAAATATCGTCTGTACCTGACTTTGCGATTTGACACTCTGCAAGTGTTTCATATTGTTGGTCAAACTCATACGGGCCGTCATCAAACCATTGTGGTTGAACAATGTATCCACCCCAAATTATACCTAAAACTGCTAAAATTGCTGACATAACAAAATCTCCTTAATTAATTATAAACATATTATAACAAACTTTCATCCTCGATACAAGGAAAAAGTTTAACTCATTGAAAAAGACTCTCCGCAGCCACAAGTTTGTGTAGCATTTGGATTAACAAACTGAAAGCCCTTTCCGTTCAATCCATCCTCAAAGTCTAAAGCCATACCTTTGAGGTATATCATGCTCTTAGCATCCATAAATATTTTGTAGCCGTCATGTTCAAAAACTGTGTCTTTATCTTCCTGTGTCGTAAATTGTAAATCATAAGAAAGACCAGAACATCCTCCACCCTTAACTGCTAGACGTAAACCCATATCACTAGGCAACTCATCAATGAGATACTTCACCTGTGCTGATGCTTTTGGTTTAATGGTTACAAAATCCATTTTAGCTCCTTGTAATATTAACAATCTTTTTAATTTGTTTATCTATTACTTCTTTTCTGTTTGGCCATTTGATATAAACGTCATCTGGATTCTTTTGTAAATTCTTTAGTAGAGGCATCACAATCTTCTCTACTTTAAGTAAATCCTCTTTTCTCTTTTTCTCTAACTCCTGTACCCTGCTAGTATCACCTTCTCTAGCTTTCAATAACTCATTAATCTTATCTTCAAGTCCAGTAGAAATATTTGTAGTTTCTTCTGCTACTCTTGACTTTACCTTACTCTCAAATTCTACAACTTCGTTTTCGTCAACCGTACTGAATCCGAAATCAAAATCATCATAATCATCAATGTTAAGTTCATCAACCATATTATTTCTCCGAATATTGTTGTGTAACGGTTGGATACTGTTTCATAATCTCTAGTAACTTACCAATATATACATCCATTTCCGACATAGGCTTCTTAAATACCTGTATCTCAAATGTATCTCTTACCGCTACAAGAATAACTATCTGTTCTGGCACAGCACCAGTCATTTCATAAAATGCAGCTGCATAGAAAAATGCTTGAATGAAATAATCTTCAATCCAATCTTCTCTCTTTGCTTTTCTTGATGTCTTGAAATCTATAACAGATAATACACCGTTATACTCTGCAACGCAATCAACAGTTCCAGCAACCTTTAGTATATCACTATATAAAGGAAGTTCTAAACCGTAGATATTATCTACATTACCTAGAATAAAACGGAGTCTGTTAAATACACTGATTGCTTCGTCTGGATAGTCACACTTCAAGGGAAGATTATATAAGTATTGTTCACAAAGGTTATGCACCATAGTTCCAAGCTCAGATGATTCCTTCATAATTCTATTTGCTTCTTCAGCACCAACTTTCTTACGCCATTCCTCTATCCCCGGTTTTGGTTGCCTACCGAGGATAGAGGTAATCGAAGGATATACGCTCCCAGCTGGAGTAACATAAACCCTTCCACCGTCAATCACCTCTCTTTGAGAGGGTTCGTCTACTGCTTCATAAAAATCATCAACATGCTTAAATTCTTTTCTCATAATATCCTTTCATGTATTAATCTTTCATAGCACCCATAGTAAAGGTTAAAGGAACTTCCATTCCCTCTCGCAATATTATGAAACTAGCAATATCACCTATCTTTTTAGATTTTACCCATGTAGCAAGTAATCTCCATTTTACAACCTTGCCATCCATAGATATAATTATATCACCAGCTTTTAAAATACCTTCTGCTGGACTACCCTTGACAATTTCTTCTACAAAGGCTCCATAACCATAAACATATTTCTCCATATCATCTTTTTTAACAGGACGAAACATAATACCCATATAAGGTCTTTTAATTTTCTCACCAGTTTTTAACTGCTCAACTGTAGATTGAACATAATCACCATCAATAGCAAATCCAATCCCAACACTACCTTTACCACTGCCACCAGTAAGTATCATGGTATTTATACCAACTACCTCACCACTTGCATTAAGTAATGGCCCGCCAGAGTTGCCCGGATTAATAGCTGCATCCGTCTGGATGAATGGTACAAATGGAGGAGCATTAGGAACAAATCTATTTAAAGATGATACATTTCCAAATGTAACTGTAAATGACTGTCCCATAGGCGAGCCAACAGCAATAACATCTTGGCCAAGCTCTGGTGTTTCTCCCCATTTCAAATAATTAAAAACCTTTCCAAACTCAGCATTATTAATCTTCAATAATGCTATATCAGAATCCTCATCGTAATTTATTAATACTGCTGTATACTCTCTATCATCATGAAAAACAATTCTAATTATTCCACCATCAAAAACATTATTGATAACATGAGCGTTTGTTAATATATAACCATCAGAACTAATTACAAAACCAGAACCTAAATGTTCAGGGTCTTGTTTCGGATTCATTCTACCTTGAGGTGCCTGTTGACCTTGAGGTTGATTACGAAACTGAAATCCCCCACCACGCTTTCGTGGTTGCATAGGTTCGGAGACTACATTGCCTCTTTCTGCATGAACCTCTACTACGGCTGGAAGTACCTTTTTTACAATACTTGTCTTATAAGTATGATCAGCATTAACAATAGCTGTACTTAACCCTAATAACAGAAATGATATAATAAAACATAATATTTTTTTATTATAGTGCAACATTTTGTGCTCCTTGCGCATTTGTTAAATTTAGTTTTGTGGTTTATATAGACTTATACGATTACCTCCGATAATGCAAGAGAAGTTTCCCTTTGCATAATTAAAAATAATAGCCCACTGTCTATTTCTTGGATTCATCAGCAATTCCATAGATACCAACATTCTATGTTTGTCATCATTGACAACACCACTTGCAGCCAACCCTAACTTGTAATCGTTTTCCGCCATGTTTCTGATAAACTCAGTTGTGTTACAATACAATAGAATATCAGATAATGGAACTGTTTTCTCTTTGGTTTGGGTTTCTGTAACTGGTTTATTACCGAGAATAAATAATAAACACAAGCCAATTAATAATAGTTTTTTCATTTACCTTACCTCAAAATTTGATGCTGGATGATTCTTTTTAATTCGTGTCATTACCTCTGTAAATTCTTTAGTAGGTCTTAATCTACCCTTTGTTGACTCTAACATAATAGGGTCAACTACTCTAGCAGAACCTACAATACGAATAATTTTTCCTTTGACTTTACAAAAAGGGCATGGCTCATTCAAAGGTTTATCCATCTCAGCTATTGTATAAAATTCTTCATAAAAGTGATTACATGATTCACACTCAAAATCGTATAATGGCATTAGATATATACTCCCAAAGGTATCTCAAATTTATTTAATTTACTTTTCCACTTCATAAATGACCTACCATGATCTGTTTTATTCAACTGCATCCACTGCCATTGATGAATCATTTCATGTGCTAATGTGTATATGAAATATGTTTTGTTTGTAAATCTACTATCTATAGATAGTTCACCAAATACATATTCTCCATGTGTCCAACCAATATGTTCAGCATGACAATCATGTTTTCTTTTAATTGATATATCATAAAAAGGGTGTACAATATTGTCAAAGATTTCTTCATTCAGTATATTTGTCCATCTTGTTATTAAATGTTTTGATGGTACAAATGGTTTATGATGATTCTTATTTTCACGAATAGTTCTAATAACAATATTATCTTTTTTGATATACATTGTTCTATCCTTTTTTATTTCATACTTATTGGCCGACCACTATTACTTTTTCTAGCTCTCACTGCTGGTCTGCTAGAACCTTCTCTAGTTTTTACAGCAGAAAAATCTTTAAGAATATCATATTCACATGACATTTTAATTTCCATAAAGTTACCTTCAAAGAATAATCCATTCCATAATAATTTAAAAACATGGTCATCTTGATCTATAATATCAATTTTTATCCATCTATTTTTAAAAGCTTCAACTACCATAGCATCTAATTTTATTTTTTTTCTTTTGTTGACTTGAACATTAACAACTGTTTTCATGTCTACGATACCCATTTGCTATACCTTTCTATAAAGATTAGGGAAAACTTCTAAAACTAATTTCTCAGTCAATCCCTTTACCTTGAGTTTCTTTTTTAATACCTGTTCAAAAATCAATGCCTCATCTTTACACATAGACTCTAGTATTTGAACCAGTAATTCTTTGATTCTTTTTTCTTTTAATCCCTCAGCCTTTGCATGACCATTGACAAATATAGAACACTTTGGCATGACTGTAAACAATGAAGTTTCATTCATACCAAGTGGAGCTATATCTGGTGTATACTTGGGCATTTTCTTTGGAACATTCCATCTTATACTTGGGTCAAAAGTTCCTTGTAAGACAAATTTAAAAACATTATTATTCTTATACTCCTCAAGAATAGCTTTCTTTTCTTTTCGACTTTTTGCTTTGGCAATCTTTTTCAATACTTCTGATATATATAGTGTCATCTTATAAAGTCCTCTATGTTCTCCATTAAATATTTCAAACGATTTGTAATAAAATAGTTCAATAACTGTCCTTGTTTCTGCTCATCTTTTTTCTTAGCATAACTATCCATAATACCAACAGAGATATTTTCTGGAATATACTCAAAATCAATTAGCTGCTGATTCCGTTTCCACTTATCAGATAACCCATTAGACATATCTGGTTGTTCCATCCAGACTGCTAACTTCTTTTTCGTTATTGGTTTCTGTCTCTCTCCTTTGACTATGCAATCGTCAGCTGACAAAATGTTAGGAACTCCGTCACCCTTATCACCACGAATGATGTGTTCTTTTAAGTATTTATAAGGGTTATTTGTCGTCAACATCTTTTTTTGTATAGGTGAATATTGTTTAATATGCTTATATTTGTGTAGTTGAGAAAAGTCCTTATCACTAGAGATAATAATACTCTTTTCTTCAATATTCTTAGCTAATACAGCAATAACATCGTCACCCTCAGCATGAGGTACAGCAATTACTTTATATGGAAAATGAGTATCTATTTCAATGATTATATCATTGATGGTCTTAAATAATGCTGACCAATCCATACCTTCTTCTTTTTTCTGTTTTTCCCTCTTAACCTTCCTATGAGCCTTATATTGTGGAAATACCTCTTTTCTCCAGCTACCATGACAATCAGTACAGATAACAATTTCACCGTACTTATCTTTATGTTTTACCCTATAGTTCCTGATACTATTAAGCACCAGATGGCGGATAAAATCATCTGTAATTTTTTCTTCATAGGAAGTCTTATGAGCTATCATAATACTGCCCACTATAATATTTGAAAAATCTAGTAAAATCATATTACACCTTCTATCACCTTTAAGTCTTTAATTGAGTCTAAACGAAAGCTTCTCCATGCATCAATATCAACATCCCAAACAGCTAGAACCTCAAGATTTTCTTTTTTCTCTGAATCACCAGTTGTTTCGGGTAATAGAGTTTCGTTTAAGGTACAATGCATTGTACGTTCTTCACCATTCTTTTTAGTAAAGATAACACTCATTATATTTTTTTGCAAACTCTTAACCAACGCTTCCCGCTTCGTCATCATATTTCTCCTCAATTTTACTGACATAATATTCGTGTTTAACTATTTTAATATCACTATATTGCTCTAACAAATCCAGCCCATCACTATCTTTATATCGGTGTTCATAATGAAACTCTTTAATACCAGATTGCAATATCATTTTAGCACAATCTACACAAGGAGCAAAAGTACAAAACATATACGAACCTTCACCTGACTCTGTAGATTTTGCTAACTTAGTTATTGCATTAGCCTCTGCGTGTAGTACCTCTGGTTTTGTGACATTATTAACCTCACAAACATTTGTACTACCCGCGGGCATTCCATTATACCCGATAGAGATAATTCTATCATCTTTGACAATTATACATCCTACTTTCAATCTTTCTGCGGAAGAAAGTTCACCATATACTCTAGCCACTTCTAAATGAGCTCTAATATATTTAGCCTTCATTGTACCATGTTTCCTCTATAATTTGTACCACTGGTTTACCTTTATGTTCATAGTCACCCTTATGAAAAGGATTTACTAAAGGCTTTCTTTTAGATAAATCTACTTTCTCTTTAAGAGTTTCTTTAATTGATTCCTTTTTTTCCTCAATTACAGAAAATTCTTTAGTAAAGGTTTTCTTAACATACTCAGCACCTTCAACAACCATTTCTCTTGATGTTGCTAAGTCTTTAATCAGAAGTTCAGCATTATCTGGTTTCTGAATCAATAAAGAACTTAACAAGAAAAACAAGAATATAATAATAAAATTCTTAAACATTAGAACGCTCCTAGTAAAATGGTTTGAGCATTGATGCGACCTGTAACTTCCTGTTCTTTGGTTTTCATCTGCTTCAAGTTTTTATTCAAAGTCCTCTTAGTCAAGGTTTTCAATACATCTTCGGGCTTCCTTGCCGTCTTTTGGATTGACATACTACTATCAAAATTCTGTATAGTACAACCCTTGACACTAAGACCTCTAACACTATTCTCTGCATAATAAACACCCAACTTATTATACTTAGTATTATAAATCCATAATTCACTACAGCCAATGATCTTCTCTGGATTTATACTTACTAACTTAAGGTCTGAATGTTCGTTCTCATACTTCAACTTAGAAACAAGCCGAGTTGCTGATAGAGTTTTCTTTTTTCTAGGTTTTCTTTGTGCTGTTGAGTTTTTAATAAGACGATCAATATCATCTACAATCACACCATAAAAATCCATAATCTTTTTATGGTATTTTGGTTTCAAATGTCCCCATGCTTCATTCAAATAATCATCTTCAGCATTATAGACATCTACCGTTTCATTATAACATAACATATAGAACTCTCTCATTTTCCGAGCATGAACTGCTTTACAACCCAAGTTATTCAAATGAGCATAACAATCATATTTGTCTTTAAAATCACTATTGATAAAATCATCAACCTTACCTTCAATTTCCCCAATGTAACCGGAAACTTGTTCATTGATTCTATCTTGTATAGAAACTTTATGTTTCTCTTTTTTTACTTCTTTAACTGCTTCCTCTCTTGCTTTCTTCAAAGAACCAAGTGAAGGGTCTATTGGAGTTCCATTAACAACTTCAACAGCTCTTGTAACCCCATCTTCACATAACATAATTTCGTGACTCATAATATAAATTCCTTTCAAAGATGCATCTTGGCTAAACCAAATAATGCAATAATAATAACAATAGTATTTAACATAATAAGATTTACACTGCTTCGTAAATATGCATTAATAATATGTAATGATGAACCAACCAACTGAATTAAAAATATAGTGGTGATACAAACATCGTCACCATAATAAGCCATTAGTAAGTATATTAAAATAAAACATAATGAACCAATCGTTTCACAAAACAAACGAAACCTATTATTTTTCCAATCATCTATTAACCAATTTTTCATTCTACAACCTCAATTATTTGATACTGTCATTATATAATGTTCACCCTTAACCATAAACTCAGGATATTCTGCCTGTGCCATAATGGCATCTTCATCTTCAAGTGGAACTACATTATTTTCTTCTAACCACTTTTCCCATTCTTGAGCTTGGACTTCATTATAATAATCTTCATCCATTTCCGAATCACCTGTTTCATTAATATGATCTAGCCATGCTTCAAAATCATCTTTATCTAGGTTTTCATCGAAATTGTCATCCCATATACTCATTTGGAAATCTCCTTTTCTTTAATTGTTATATATATTATAACAAAGAATAGCAGACCTGTCAAGGAAAAACATTAGAAAAGAAGGTCTGTAAGTCATTGATTCTAAAGGATTTATAATAAAGACTCATAACCCCTTGTAAAATAACGACTTATAAACCCTTTGTTTATGAGGGTTTAGGGGGATTGGTCTTTTTAGTCAAATAATCCAATAAATCTATCACTCTACAGCAATAACCATGCTCATTATCATACCATGCTAACAGTTTCAAAAATCTCTTAT